CAACGAGCCAACAATGCCTATGAAGAAAGCTACAGCTTCATGCAGTTGGTAGCAGATGTCAATATCTACGAACTGCCCCAGGAAGTGGTGAGTGTGCGTCAAATATTCCGTAGAACATTTGGTGACAGTTCAGGACCATTTGCCTCAAACTTTGATCCGTTTGCACAGGCAAGTATCAACGTTTACCTGATGAACTTCAACGTGGCAGGTGGTCTTGCCACCTACGACTTCTACAGTCAGTACATTGAACTGGCAGGACGCATGTTTGGTGCCTACATGAACTACACCTGGAATCCAGTTACCAAAAAACTGCAACTGATCCGTGACCCCAAGGGCTCGGGCGAAACTGTGTTGTTGTGGAGTTACAATCTAAAACCTGAATTCAATCTGTTGAATGACTTCCAAATAAGCCAATGGATCCGTGACTACATGGTAGCCAACTGCAAAATGATCATTGGCGAAGCACGTGAAAAATTTGCCACCATTGCCGGACCACAAGGCGGCGGCAGCCTGAATGGCACTGCCATGAAATCCGAAGCACAGACACAAATGGATGGCCTGATTGAACAACTCAAAATGTATGTGGACGGCTCACAGCCTCTTACATTTGTTATTGGCTAAACTACTCGTACTTTTATCTAAAATTGTGTTATAATCAAGCATGGACTTGATGATCGATATTGAAGGTTTGGCCACAGGCCCTGAAGCAACAATCTTAACCATTGCAGCTCAGGCGTTTGATCCTCTTGGCTCGGGCTACTACGAGCACAAATACTATGCTCGAGTAGATCTTGAAAGCCAAGAGAACCGTACCATTGAACAAGGCACCATAAACTGGTGGGCCGTTCAAGGACCCGCACAAGACGAAGCCTTTGCAGAACATGGACGCATACCACTAGACCAAGCACTAGATGAACTGCACCGGTTGTGCTGGAAGTGCAATCGCATCTGGATGAACGGCCCCACATATGATGCCAACATCTTGGAGCATGCCTACAAAAGCTACAGCAAACCCCTGCCCTGGCAATATTACAAGATCCGTGATGCACGAACGGTATATAGTTTGTACCCAGGGTTACCTAAGCCAGTGACCACCCACCATGCGCTGGAAGACTGCCGCAGACAAATTGACATGTTGCAAACAACCCTGGCACATTTAAATATCAAGGAACTGGCATGATCATTGGCGTTTGTGGATTTATTGGCTCAGGTAAAGATACCATTGCAGACTATCTTGTGAATCTACATCATTTTCGCAGAGAAAGTTTTGCCAACACACTGAAAGATGCTGTGGCACAGGTGTTTGGGTGGGATAGAATGATGCTGGAAGGGCGTACTAAACAAGCCCGTGAGTGGCGCGAACAAGTGGACCCATGGTGGAGTGAACGTCTGGGCATACCGCACTTGACCCCACGTTTTATTTTACAACAATGGGGCACAGAAGTTTGCCGCAAGAACTTTCATGATGATATCTGGATTGCCAGCTTGGAAAACAAACTGCGCAATTCAAAAGACGATGTTGTCATAAGCGATTGCAGATTTCCCAACGAAATTCGAGCTATCAAACAAGCAGGCGGCATTGTGGTGCGTGTGGTACGCGGTGTTGAACCCGAGTGGTATGATGCGGCTGTGAGTGTAAATCGTGGGCCCAATGGCAATTCAACCTGGGCACTGAGCGGACGCCGACTAGAACAACTGGGTGTACATGCATCAGAAACTTCTTGGGTTGGTACAAAATTCAACTCAGTGCTGGACAACAATGGCACACTAGATGACTTGTATCAACAAGTCAAGCGTCTGGTTCAAGATCACCCGCCCGCCAAGTAACTTCTGTGCGATTTATCTCTTCCACGCAATTTCTACAAACTGTTTTTAGATTTTTAAGTGTGGTGTTGTTGAGATCTCCGTCAATGTGATACACCAACAACTGACTGGCAAATCTTGCTCGAAACCCGCACCTATCACATGCGGGTTTTTTCTTGTACCCTGAGGATTTCCAACGCGGTTCCCTGGGCTTGATTCCGCGTCCTCGACGCTGACAAGTTTCGCATCTACTGCGATAGTGCGTGGTATCTTCCTTGATATAGTTCACAGCACATGGCCGTTGATTGCAGGCTTTACATATGGGTCGCATAAGATATTTAGCGCCTGGACCTTGGGCAAAGGGCGGTATAAAACACCTTTTTTTGGATATGCCAATAAATATCAATAACTTGAAAAGGAACCAACCATGGCACTAGTATCACCAGGCGTAGAAGTAGTAGTAATTGACGAGAGTCAATATATCCCTTCCGCTGTCAACACAGTACCCTATTTTTTAATTGCCACAGCACAGAACAAAGCTGATGCAGCTGGCGTTGGCGTTGCAGCCGGTACCACCGCTGCCAATGCAAATAAAACGTATCTTATTACCAGTCAGCGAGATTTGGCAGCCACATTTGGTGTGCCATTCTTCTACAACACCACAACTGGCACTCCCATCAACGGATACGAACTCAACGAGTACGGCTTGTTGGCAGCGTATTCGGCACTGGGTGTCACAAACCGTGCTTATATTCAACGTGCGGACATTGACTTGACTGAGCTCACCGCCAGCTTGAGCCGCCCCACAGGCAATCCCAACAACGGCACATACTGGTTGGATACTTCAACATCTGTGTGGGGAATTCAAGAATGGAATCAAACTTCTGCAACTTTTACCACAATAACCCCAATTGTGATAACTGACACCAGTTTGGTGGTTGACTATGCAGGTGGTAATTACACTCCATTGTCAACTGTGGGCAGCATTGGCGACTATGCGGTGAGTGCAGTGGCATTGACCAATCCAGGTTATTATAAAAATTCCAGCAATACTTGGGTGTTTCTTGGCAGCGACGCCTGGAAGTTATCATGGCCTGCAGTGGTTGGAACCACAACCCCTGCAAGTTTGACTGTTGGCAGCACTTTGTTTCTCAATGGTACTTTGGTAACAGTTCCTGCCAGTGCCAACAACACTGTCACTGGATTTGCAGCAGCAATTAACACTGCCGCTGTTACTGGTGTGACTGCTGCCAATGTAGGCGGCAGCTTGGCATTGTTTGTCAGCTCCTTGGCCACAAATGATGGATCAACTGCCAGTGGTGGTGTGGTTTCTGTTTTGCCTGGACCCAATGCCGGCGCAGCTTTGTTGACTGCGCTTGGTATTGCCAACGATGAATATCGCGCACCAAATTATTTCCCAGGATACAGTTATCAAGCCCCACGTTGGAGAAGCACAGATACTGCTCCAGAACCCACAGGATCAGTATGGCAAAATCTCAGTTCAGCCAATGCTGGCATGAGTTTGAAAGTCAAGGTATACAGCGCCGCATTGGATACCTTTGTGTCACAAACATCTGGAGTTTACCAGAATGACGCAGCAGCGTTGTACGCTCTAGATCCCACAGGTGGTGGCAAAAATATTCCAGTTGGCACCACTTATGTGCAATACAATGCTGCCATATCAACCACTTCTCCTAATAGCAACAGTACATTCAAAATTTTTGAACGAGCTGTACTGGGGGCCACAATAGTAACAGGAACAACCACCCCAACTGGTGCTGCATTTACTGCTGGCAACAGTTTTTATGCATATACAACTCAGGCAGGAACAGCCGCAATTGGAGATCAATACACTGTGACCATTGGTGGTACCGGTACTGTATCAGATTTTATCACAGCAGTGAGCTTGGCCAACATTCCTTATGTCAGCGCCAGTGTCAGCAGTGCTGGTAATATTGTGCTCTCACATTCACAAGGTGGTACTATCACAGTTGGACCAAATGTGGGCACACCGTTGACCACGGCTGGTTTCACAACTGCCACCACTTATGTCAGCGCCAACAGCGGTGGTGGTGGATTCTTAGACTTGTCAAATTGGGTTAGTGATCCAACATTTACCTATACTGCTAGTTCTACCAGTCCAGATCAGAATCCAGCAGATGGACGCCTGTGGTACTACAGCTCAGTTAGTGACGTGGATATCATGATTCAAGACAACGGCACTTGGCAAGGTTATCAGAATGTCACCAACGATGTTCGCGGTTTTGATCTAAGTTTGACCAATGCTGCTGGACCAATCATAGCGGCTGCCGCACCCACTACTCAAACCAACACAGCAGAATCTGCGCTGGAATTGGGCGATTTGTGGGTTGACACCAGCGACTTGGAAAATTATCCCAAATTGTATCGTTGGGAACAAGTCAGCGGTACTGAACAATGGGTGGCAGTTGATACCACAGATCAAACCACTCAAAATGGTATATTGTTTACGGATGCACGTTGGGGCACCAGCGGTGCTATCAATCCAGTAAGTGATACAATACCCACAATTGAAAGTTTGCTGACCAGTGATTACTTGGATTTGGATGCACCTGATCCTGCACTGTATCCACAAGGCATGTTGTTGTTCAACACACGACGTTCAGGATACAATGTCAAAGCATTCACCACTGGGTATTTCACTAGCAATACCTACCCTGATGCTGGAGCATACAATCCTGCAGCACCAACCAACACTGCTAACTTGCCATTGTACAGTTATACCTGGGTAACCTCAAGTGGCAACAAAGCCAACGGTAGCATGTATGCTGGGCGTCAAGCTCAACGTGCCTTGGTGATCCAGGCCATGAAAGCTGGCATTGATACCAGCTTGGCAGCACGTGAAGAACAAAATCAATTCAACTTGATTGCCACACCAGGATATCCTGAACTGGCTGTAAACATGGTTGCACTCAGCAACGAACGTGCCAACACACTGTTTGTTGTGGGCGATACTCCCATGCGTCTGGGCGCAACAGGTACAGAACTAGCAACTTATGCCACCGACAACGGTGGACTAGGGTTGCCAACTGGTGATGGACTCACCATTGGCAGTGCTTACGCCGCGGTGTTTTATCCAAGTTGCCAGACTACAGACTTGAGTGGTAACACAGTGGTTGCGCCACCAACTCACATGATGGTACGCACAATTCTACGCAGTGATGCAGTGAGCTATCCATGGTTGGCTCCTGCTGGCACACGCCGAGGTGTGATTGACAATGCCACAGCAATTGGTTACATCGAAGCCACCACAGGAGAGTTTGTGCAAACTGCCATTGGTCAAGGCTTGCGTGATGTGTTGTACTCAAACAATATCAACCCAATCACATTTATTCCAGGTGTTGGTATCACAAACTTTGGTAACAAAACACGTCAGGGTGCCACCACAGCACTGGATCGTATCAACGTTGCCAGACTGGTGGCATTCTTGCGTGGACGACTAGAAGAAATTGGTAAACTTTACTTGTTTGAACCTAATGATCAGATCACACGTAATGAAATTGCCAACACCGCAAACAGTTTGATGATTGACTTGATTGCCAAACGTGCTATCTATGACTATCTGGTTGTATGTGATCTAAGCAACAATACCCCAGCACGTATTGATGCCAACGAACTGTGGATGGACATTGCTATTGAACCTGTGAAGGCTGTGG